AAGACTCATGTCAACCCTTTAAGCTTTATATGCTGTAAAATTTAAAAGAATAAAAAGGGAACCGCAGTTCCCCTTTAGTTAGTTAAGAGTTATGCTTAACCATTAACTGCCATGATGAATCCAGTCTCTGCACGCAACACTTGAGTGCCATACAAGCGGTCAGCAGTATACAAGGTTCCTAAAAACTCTTGCTTGTACTGTGTTTGAGAGCGCACACCTTGTTGTTCTGCAAGTACCATAGTATCTTTATGGCCTAACATCGCGCCACGGATAATACCACCAGCAGTTGCTCCGTTTTGTGCAGCAGTCTCAAGAGTAGGACAGTTAGTAGACACATAAATGTCAATACCATACAACTCACCAATCTTACCATTAGTAACACCTTGACCATTAACAAAGTCAGAGCTAACGTAACGATCAATACCCATGATAGCATTACGTAGTGCAGGTGGGATAACTAAGAAGCGTCCATCCATAGGAGCGTCTGCATCATCCAACTTCTGTACCATGTCACGTAGGAAGTCATCTTCAAATACGTCAGCAGGGATAATCTGGTCTGCTGCATATGCTGTAGTACCAGTAGAAGCATCATTGTAGAACGTAGCACTGGTAATAAAGTTAGAACCATCACCATCACCAAACTTCTTACCAAGGGTAAATAGATCATCGTCTACTTGATTACCTAGGGCATAGCCAGCATCACCAGTATAGAACTGACGTAGTGAAGCAAGTGCTTGTACGTTAGTAATATCTTCGATCATACGTGAGTATTCAAAGTGCTTGTTAATAGTGACCAATACTTCGGCTTCTGTAGCGTTCTGAATGGTAACTGCTGTGTTTTCTGCTTTAGCAGACGCAACGCCACGGGTAGGCTTAGGGATATGAATAGTATCGCCTTTCTTACCTTGCATTGCAATTTTCTTAGTTAAAGGTGCAAGTACAAGTGATTTCTCATACGCTGCAATTACTTCGTCAGACCAAATTTCGGGGATGAACTTTGCTGCTGATGTGTTATCTACCATACCGCCTGTAGCGGGATATACGGAAGTAGCCATTTTTAATTACTCTCTATAGTTAGGTTATTTAACCCTCTTCTCAGCGTATGCTAATGTGATTTCATCAGATAACGCTAAATAGCGATCAGGGTCATTTTTCATAAGGTTAATAAGGTCAGTTCGTCTATAGATTTTTTTGGAAGAACTAGAGTCAGGGTTGCCACGTGTGTAGCCATTCGACCCTTCTCTGACAGCCTTCTGCCTTCCATTTTTCTCAGCCTGTAATGTTTGATTAATAGCACCAGAACGATCTTTCCATAAAGAGAAAAGTTCATTAGCTGCTTCTATATCAAAATGCTGGTCTGCCTGTACGAACATACGAGTCCTTACAGTTGAAGCTTGAATCCACTCAGCAAACTTGGGGTCTTTTACAATCTCAGGTATTTCTGGGTGGTCTTTCTGTAGAGTAGCCATAGACGTTTGCTGTTTATAAGCTCTCGTTGACTCTTCTGCTGCTTTAACTGATGGATGATTCTCAATAGCTCGACTGATAGCCCTTTCAGGGTCAGAATAGAAATCTATGTCTTCATCTGTTTCGCTGGCTCCTTTTGTTGCGGGAGTCTGCGTTTCGAGTTGTGTGTTGATATAGCTATCGACTACTTTACGTAAGTCACCTACTTCTGAGCTTTGGCGACCTAGGAGCTTTTCAGCCTCTTGGTGCATCCGTACCACATCTTCAAGTGATTTACCATTATACTTATCAGGGATTGTCTCAACTTCACTTGACGCTTGGTTTTCCTCTTGCAAAGGTTCCGTAGTGTCTTGTGTATTTTGAGCCATATCATCTAAGCTATCAAAACGCTCGTTTTTAAAGTCCTCTTCATTTTCGAGGATAACTGCTGCCATATTAAACTCCGTACCTTAGTATTGTGGAGAAGTGATTAAAAATGAAAGCTTCCTAAGATTAGGAGTTAACTTTCTCTGCATGGACTCTACCGCTCTCATGTTTTTTAGCCCACTTAAGGGTTGCTCCAGCAAAGTCGCCAGAGAAAGGTTCTAAATA